CAGGCAACATAGATGCCGTTCGCCATCGTCGGCATAACGAATGCGTCGTACAGGAAACGGCCTTCCACAAGCGCGCCGCTGTAGCCCTGCGGGTCGGTGTGCATTTTGTACTCATGCAGTTTCACAGGGGAAATCGCGGCGTTCTTGAACACCAGCATGAAGTACACGTTGGCGGGCATTCTTGCGATCTTCTTGACGGGAACGCCGTCAAATTCGCCGACAATGCCCTTGCCGAGCGCTTTCGCAGCCAGCGGCTCAATGTTGTTCCACTCGGAAGCAAGCTTGATGAACTTGTAGTACTTCGGATTGATGTAGAACGTGCGGCCCTCCGCAGGAACGTTGTGCTCGTCCAGCGCGACGTTCGCGTCAAGCATGTTCTCGACAATCGTAGTCTTGGACGGTTCCGCCGACAGCGCAACGTGCAGGCCTGCCTTTTCCGCCCACTTATCCATGCGGTAATTGTCGATTTCCGGGGTCACGACCTCGCGCATCTCGCGGCGCAGGCATTCGCCGGACTTCTTGATGCCCATCTGCTCCTTCATGTCGCCCTTGTCAATGACAAAGGAGAACGAACGATCCCTCTCCATCGGGAGCTCGTATTCCACATCGGTCAGATCCTTCGGGGTGCCGTATCTGTTGCCGTTACCTCTGCGGTTATAGTCGACGAGCGGCACAGTGCCGACCTCGTGGAATCGGACAGACTTTACGCCGATAAATTCGCCGTCAAACTTCTTGCTGAACGAACCCTGCGTATAGCTGTCCTGAAAAAATCTCTCCAGTACCTGACTGGAATACTTGTCTGCAAGATTGATAACTCCTGCCATATGTAGACCTCCTATTTAGTCGTCGCTAAGGAAGCCCTCCAGGAACGGGTCTTTGCCGGTCTCCTGCTTCGTAGACTGCAGGCTTCCCAGCGATTTTTGTCTGTTGCTTTCGTTTTTGGCTCGGATCGCCAACTTCTCGTTGGCCTCCTTGAGCTGTCGTTCCAGCTCCCGGCGCTGATAGTCACCGTAAGCGTCCGTCAGAAGCTCGCCGCCGCGGACCGCCTCCCACACTTCCTGCGGGATGGTCTTGGGGTCGACATCCTTGTACTTCTTCTGGAAGCGGGCGATATCGTCCTTCTGCCGCTGCTCGGCATCGCGTTTGCTGCTGGCCTCTGCTTCCTCGGCCTTCTGCTGCGAGTGGAGCCGCTGCTCGGCGTCCTCGCGCAAAATGCGCTCCCGCGCCGTCTCCGGGCTGATACCCTGCGCGACAAGAAGATTCGTGCGGATGGAAGTCAGATACTCCGGAACGCTCTTGCCGGATGCTTCCGCCGCCGCGCGCAGCGTGTCGAGAATGGCAGAATTTTCATCACGGAACTTGGCAAGGTCTGCATTCTCCTGCTGCAGACGGTCGCGCTGCTCCGTAACGTGGTCATAGTTCAGCCCCTTCTGGGCCAGCTCCGTGACCTGCTGCCGGGTGTACTGCTTGGTCTCCTTGTTGTACTTGAGGTCGAACATCGGTTCCTCGGTGCCGGGCTGCTCGTCAGCGGCCGTGTCCTCGTGCGCCTGCTCGTCCTCGCCCTGCGTAGATTCCTGCTCCTGCGAAGTCTCTTCCGTCTCGGCCGGCTCGGTCTGGTTGCCGTCGCCGTCGTCTTCCGTCAGATTTTCGTATTCGCTCAGATCCACGTCGTAGTTGTCGTCATCCACAACAACTTCGGTTTCGTTCTCGTTCATGCAATGTCCTCCTGTATTTGGCTCTGGTAGGCCAATTCAACGGCTATGGTAGGCCGTTTGTTTACATAATCAGCAGCACAGTCCGCCGTAGTACGGCGTGATGTCCTCCCACTTTGAAGCCTTCTTCGCGGCCAATGTCTGGATCAGCTCGGAATACTTGGCGTTGAAGAACGCCGCCATCGAGTCGTTTTCCCCCAGCAGCAGATGTGCCGCGAGGCCGTAGGGCATGATGCCCTGCGCAAGCACGTCGTCCAGATCGATGACGTCCGTGAAGTTCGTGATCTCCCGGCAGATGTCGCGCGTGCCATCGTCCTGCGCCTCGTAGGTGTCGGAATACGGGAACAGCTCGTGCCGCAGAATGTTGAGAATAGACAGCGTCCGGAGTTTATACTCGGCGGTGTCCGCGGTGGAGGTCTCGCCGGTTGACTCGTTCTGCTCGTCCATCAGGTGGATCGCGCGGGCAAACACCCATGCAGCAGTCGTCGTGTTCATAAACATATCTCCCGTGTATTCTTGTAGGTAAATAGGTTAATAGCCGATATAAGAAGCGCTCGGCGCGCCTCCGGTCATATATTCGTCGTAGTCGTCCAGCTGGTCTTCCTCGTAGTCGTCCACCTCGACCGGCTTCTCCGGTTTGAGTGTCCGCATGACACAGAAGTAGCGCAAGGCGTCGACGTCGTGCGTCAACTCGTGCGGCTGCTTGGCACAGTCGTTCGGGTTCTTTTCGTCGTGCTGGATGGCCTGAATATCGTCGATCAGGCTTTTGCAGCTCTCGCAGATCATCAGCCCCGGCTTCCCGTCCGGCAGCGGCTTCAGCAGTTCCTTGACGGACATGAAGCCCTGCACTCGGTTATTGGCCGCTTTCAAGACCGGCAGCCCGCATTCGCTGAAGATCTGCGCCATCGTCTTTCCGGTGTCTTTCTGCGTCGACCACATATCCGGCGGGGCAATGGTATATTCGATGCGCTCCCGTGCGGGCGTCAGCGAGATCGCCGCGCTCGCCGCCTCGGAGACAATAAGCTTGGATTCGTTGTACTGCCTGTACACATAGCAGCGCCCGGAAAAGTCAACCGCGATCCACAGGCAGGCAAACATATCGAGGCCGTAGTCGAACGCCCGGTATTTCGCCCAGCGCGGGTCAATCGGAAAGTCTTCCGGGAAGGTATGCACCCCGCGCCGGAACTCCGGGAAAAAGCCGCCGGACAGCGCGTCCCAGTCGCCGTACCGGTGCGCCCTGCGCACATCCTCCGGCAGAAGGTCCAGCGCATTGACATAGTCAGGAGATCCTTCCAGCAGATCGACGTTATCTTCGACCGTCGCTTTGATGAACAGATAATCGTCCGGGTTCTCGTTCGGCAGGAAGTCGCGCTTGACGAACAGACGCTTCACCCACTGATGCCCGATGCCGCCCGGGTTGCACGTCAGGTACATCCGCTTCGGAAACGGCGTCGCGCCTCGGCAGCAGGCCGCGATCCCGCGGAACTCCTGCTCGGTAAACTGCGTCGCTTCCTCTATGAATATCCAGTCGTATTCCTGACCCTGATACTTACCGGCAACTGCAGAACCGAAGCCGTCCATGTTGCCGAATTTGATTGTCGAGCCGTTTTTGAACGACAGAAGGTGCTTCTGCACGTTGTACACGGCGACGGTCTCCGGGACCAGCTTGACAATCGGATCGATGACGCTGTTCTCCAGATCCTCGTACCGTCGTCTGAGGATCAGGATCTTCAATCCCGGATAATACAGACAGGCACCGACCGGCTTTCTCTGCGTGCACCAGCTCTTGCCGCCGCCTCGCGCCCCACCGTAGCAGGTGTACTTCACCGTCGAGGCAAAGAACTGTCGCTGCGGCTCGCTGTTCGGCTTGCCGAGGTCGATCTTTACCGTCTCGCCCGGCGCTGTTCGCTTGTACGATTGCTTACCCATGCAGTACCTCTGTGCTGTGCTCGTCTTGCCTGCCGGGTGTTCCTGGCACCCGACAGAACAAGATGAAGGGAAGAAAGATGAAACAAGGAGGATTCACCTGCCTGCCGAAGACAGGCAAGACCAACACAGCACGGTCTTTTTGTCTGGTTTTTGAAATTTTTCAGAGGCATGTTTCAGGATGGTGCCGTCAGTTTTGTAGGTACCCTCTTTGGGATGGGATGCGCACGTGGATGGGATATTATATATATACTAGTATGAAACCACCCGGGTGTTTTTCCGCCACCCTCCCCTATGCCTCTCTTGATTTGGTGGAGAGGTGCGCACACACGGCTGCACACACGCGCAGCGCGGGGCCTTAATGGCCTGCAGCCTGGGCTTACCGATGTACACACGCGCAGCCCAGGCGCGCAGCACATAGCTTTATGCATGCTTCTGCCATGCTTATGCACTGCATAATATACGCGGTATGCATGTATATCTGCATATAGTTCTGATATCTACGTAATTCAAGTAGTTATCCGAACTTCTTGCAGAAAACGAACGCCACAAAATGAGTATTTGGTGGCGTTCACTTGAATGCGTCCATGTCTCCGGCCTTATTGCCAAAGGTAACATTGACCTGCACAGCATTGCCGTTGAAGTCCTTTTGGCCTCCGAATTTGTCCATCAGAATGCCAAGAACCGTTGCAGCTTGGAGCGCATTGCTCTTTTGCAGCTTGTCCGGGAGATCATCCAATACAACATCAATGGCGGCCTGCACCTTGTCCAGGCGGCTGTCTGCGAACTCTTTCATGCGCTCCTCGGCGGTCTTTTTTACCGCTTCAGCGACATCCATATTGTTGTTAATGAGCTTCCGCGCCGTTTCCCAAGATACGCCGCCTGCTTTTGCAGCATCTGTGATCGTTCCGCTGTTGGCATACTCGGCAATGACGGCGGCTTTCTGCTCAATATTGATCCGCTTTCCCCGCTCGCCCTTCGCCACGATGTCACCTCCAAGAGCGTTAAAATTGCGCTTGCGCGTCGCCTGCGCACGCTTGCAAGCTCGCTTGCAGCGCTGCGCTGCTAGCGCAAGCATAACAGCGAAATCGATGGGCTTGTAAGAATTTACATACAGCCAAAAACCCGCAAACCCTTGCGGCTCTAAGTCAAACAGGCATTCCAAAGTAAGTAAGAAAAGGACTTGACAAAAATCTTTCCAGCTCTGTGAAAAAAGTTCTTGACACTAGGTAGACCTATGTGATACAGTGAAGCCACAGAAACAAACCACCACACGACAGGCCAACAGGCCGGAAGGAGAAAGAAACATGAAAAAGATCATCATTGCCGCCCTCGCTGCTCTCACCCTCATCTCTTGCACTGCATGCGCCTCTGTCCGCGCAGCTGATGCCAACATGGAGCTTGACGCGCTCCGCGCCGAGAATGCCCGCTTGTCCGCCGAGCTGGAGGCCGTCAAGGCCGAGAACGCCGCGCTTTCCACTGAGGCCGAAGCACAGGCCGCAGAAGCCGCCAGACTGGCCGCAGTGGCCGTTGACAACTTCTACACGCGTACCGGTCTCGTTGTAGATCTGGACTATGATACGGACACTGTGACCGTCGTGGACGGTGTCGACTTCATCTGGCAGTTCACCGGCTGCGAAGACTATTGCGTCGGCGATCTCGTCGAGATCCTGATGCAGAAAGCCGGAGATCCAGAAAACATTTTCGACGACGTGATCTACTCCACCTGCTATGCCGGGTTCTATGCAGAGTATTTTCAGGATTGACGGCCCGGGCGCGGGCGTGGTACAATCGGCATGGAAAGAAATGAACGGAGGCCCGCCCATGCCTGACGAGAAGCCGAAGCGAAAGAACTACACAACAAACGAAGTGTATGATCGGTATCACAAGAAGACATACCGCCGCTACAATCTAATGTTGCGCTATGACACCGACTCAGACTTGATTGATCTGATCGATAAATACATGGTAAACGGCTACGACAGCCCCACGAAGGCCATCAAAGCCATCATGCGCGGAGAATAAACAAAAGCGCCCAGCCAATTAAGGCCGGGCGCTTCTCTTATTGTCCCACATATCAATGACACGCTGCACAGCATCGGCAAAGTCCTGCGACATTGCGATCTTGCCGGACAGATAATTGTAGCACGTGCTGCCGGAGTACGGTATGTACTCCGGCAGTTGATTGATCCTGATATTGCGTCGGTGCAGTTCCGCTCTCAGTCGTTGCCGCGTCCGCTCGCGTCCTCGCATTGGTTCGCCTCCTTTAGGTGCTTGTAAAGCTTTACGCGCAACACTTTTAACTGTTCTTCCTGCGTATGTAAGTCCCGCCGCATATACTCCATTTCTTCCAGTATCATCCTTTCCGTTTGGAATTTCAGCCAGTCCGGACCCGGCGAATCTGGGCCGGTGCCCTTTACATCGCTAATGCAGATATATCGGCGCTTGCTATCAAAATGTCGGCATCCATACGATACGGACGAGCACGATACAAAATCGTCACCGTCGTCCGGCTTGGTCTTTGGATCGCTGTTGGCTATTTTTCGTGCCCATAGATCGCAAACCTCTTTGTGCATACACAAGTCACAATTGTAGATTTTGTTCACTTCTTCGCCTCCTTTGTAACACCAGGCCCAAGATCTCCTTCTTCCCCGCGCGGGTCGGGCCCTGGCCCTGTCCAGACCCAGTCGACGTGAATATCCTTCGCTATTGGATTGTTTAATGCGCTTTGCACCATCTTCTCCCACCGCTCACCCGCTGCTTCATTCAGCGCCTTTGCTTCAGCATAAAGTTCATCGATATCATCTTTGTACGCCGCGCACAGAAACGCAGCGTTAGTTATAACATGCCACAGAGCCGGTAAGCCGCTCTCATAGTCGAGCGCCAGCGGATTATCCCAGATATGCAGAACGTGGCGCAGAAGGGCGTCGTGCCACCTTTCAGGGGCTATGCTTCGCCAGTCCTCAGCATCACCGTACTTCCGCATTCCATATTCGCGCACCTGCATGATTGCCTCGATTCCCGCCACCGGCACGAGCGACGGCCTCGGCTTCCCATCATCGTACTTTGCGCCCTTAATCTGTTCCATCAATAGTGTACCCTCCCTTCGCGTTTTGCCCGATCATATTTCCGCGCTCTGGCGGACTTGCCGCTTGTTTCCATCACGCGCTCTGTGCGCTCTGCCTTGCTTTTGTTGTACTCGTCCGCAGCCTTGCGGAACGCTATGTACGCCTCGCAGGTCGTATGCTTTGCCCCGCAGCCCTTTTCGGGGCAATCCTTACACGGCGCGGAATACGGGCTGATCCTTAAATCTCCCTGCATTCGTCCACCCTCACGCAGACCCGCTTGTCACCGACGCGCACAACATAGCCGGGCATGCTGCTGACGTATTCATATTTTTCCGCGTCGTACACTTCGCCCATGCGCGGGCGCATGGCGGGATAGACCGGGATGATCGCCGTGATCTGGACCCGTACCTCATCCCATGCGCGATCGCGCCGCTTGCCCGTGCAGATTGGATGCAACTTGCGCCATGCCCCGGCACATGCCCGGCTGCAGAGATACCGGCCATCCGCGCGCGGCTTGCAGGGCCGGGTGAATATTTTCCCACAAACCGGGCAGGCCGCCGTGATATTTGCCATTACAGCTTTACCCCCTTGATGTACTTGTCAAAATATGTGACCGCAACGGCCATAGCCGCCCACATGTCCGCCGAGAAACCGTAGAAGAAACCGGGATCCTTTTTCGTCCCCTTTCCGAAGTTCGGCTGGCCGGGCGCGTAGCGGTCGACGATGGCCTGCCGGATGTTCGCATCCTTGGCAGATAGCGAGCCGCACAGATCCAGCTTTTCTTCCCGGCGGAAGATCCGCGTCGGCGCATATCCAGTCTGCCACAATATCGTTTGCCAGAACCGCCCGATCCAGACGCAAGTATCAAAAACCTCTTGGCCTACCGTCATGCCCATGCCCGCGATCATCTCGATTGCCACGTCGTAGCCGTTCCCGTAAAGCTTCCGCTCAAGCATCGGCAGCAGCTCATTGTTGCATTTCTTCCCGGCGTCCAGCACGCGGCGGATCTCCTCGCCGTCGTGCTCTACGATTACATAGCCGGATTGAATGTTGCCGGGGTCAATTGCCAGTATCGTTCCCACGTTTTGCCCTCGCTTTCCAAAACATCCTCGCTTTCCAAAACATACTGTTGTAGATGTCGTATCGGTGTTGGATATCTGTACTCATGACTTCCGGTCGAAGGCGGGACCAGCTTTCATACAAACCGCATGGCTGCATCTCCGGGCATCCGCACCGGTAAATGCAGTTTGGCACCAACACGTCCGAGATCTCCGGCTGAATCTCATGCAGCGCCGCTTTGAAATCCTCGGCATACGCGCGCGTCTCCGGGTCTGCCTGACTGCATAACCGCTTGCGCATGGAATCGATCAGGGCTTGTACGTTCGCTTCTCCCTCGAAGATCACCGGCGCATCCTGCGGCAGCTTGTCCCGCGGTGTGCCTGTCCGATCTGTCCGCTGCGTGGAAATGAAGCATTCCCACTTATGGCGGCTCCAGTGCGTAGCGATCCAGCTTTTGATCCCCTCCCATATCCACGATACCGAGATCCGGCGGATGGGCGAGTGCTCAGCGATCAGGATCCGCCGCTTGAACTCCTTGCTTGGCTCATGCCCGAGCGGCCCTTTTCCGGAAGTGGCGCGGCAGGTGTCCACGCCCTCCTGCCAATCGCCCTTGATGTTTGTAATGTGTGTGTTCATCGCGGAGTTGTCTTTCCTTTCATTACACACCTCGGCAGCACCAGCACTATTTTCCGTGATGTACTTCTCGAAGTTTTCCATTCTTTTGGCGCACCAGTCTGGATTCTGCGCCATAATCATTGTGGTGTATCTGGCAGCGTCTGTTAGGCTCATCCTTTATTCTTCCCTCCGTTCTCCGTAGCTGCAATACCCGTCAGGCTCCGGGTCTGAAAGCCCTCTCCGATCTGCGCAGTACGGGTCATTTTCTTCATTCCGACGGAAATTCTTGCAATCTTGGCAACGCACGACCGGTTCAGCGTCTACCGAGGGTGCATATGCAATCAGCTCCTGAATTTTCTGTCGCGCTTGGCTCAACATTGCGCGCGTGATAACATTCTCGGTTTTGCTCCGATCTTCCATGTACTTTTCTTCTGCTGCGTCGTATAGCCGGTTCGCATCAATCAACCACATTTTTGACACCTCCCACATTTGTCTGATACTCCCCGTAACTGCAAAAATCCGTTTCCTTCCGCCAGAATCCATCATTTGTTCTCAGGCAGACCATAGCGCCGTTCGGCTTGCTGTCGTAGTCTCCGTACTTGCAGTACCTGCACTGCACCACCTGCGCAACGTCAGCGGCGGGCAAGTCCTTAATAATCTGCAACTGCATTGGAGCGTAGCACATTCCAGGTGCAAATAGTGCTTTCAGCGCCGCCTCGCGGCTGATGTAATCCTCCATCATTTATCCCTCCGAAATTTCCGCCCGCACATCGGGCAATACTTAATGGTCACAACGTCCTGCGTCGTAAAGCTGTCGCAACTGTCGAGGACACGAACGCGAAACATGCCTTGCGGATTTAACGCCATTTCAATTCCGCTGTATTCGCTGCTCACGTTAAGCAACACAAACTGGTTGTTTTCCCCTTCGCAGTAAGCACATTTATCCATCATTTGCAGCGTCATCCCCTCTCACAGCATGAAGAAAAGTCTCCAAAGTATCGGATGCCTTTTGATCTTCTCATAAAGCATCAAAGCAGCTTCCGCATTCACATTTTCCCAATTTCCGGTGTCTATGATGTATCCACCATCTGGAATTAAAAGCCGCTGCATCAAAATCGAAAAATCAAATCCATCCAGCCATCCTTGAGATTTTGCCTTTTCAAGAATGTCGTTTATCCTGTCGATATCTCGTTCTTCCATTACCTTCCCTCCATTTCCTGCAGTGCCGCCTCGCAGCTGATGTATTCGTCAGGCATGGTTGGCCTCCAATTTGCCTTTGTTTTTCTTCACGAGCTCCTTCGCTAAGTTCAAGCCGACTGCAGTATAGTCAAATTCGGAGTCCCCGATAGCCGGTTCAACGCATCCTTCCGTCCCACCATATGTGCCATGATGCTGTGCGAAGTCACTTCCGTCCGGGAAACGCACTGCATAGCCGTCGTACAGGTGCTCTATCGTGCATTTGATTCCAAGATCGACGCAAAAATGGTACAATGCGCGTATTTCAGTGTATTTTGCTGGAAAATCTAACGTTCTTTCCTCAGGCGGCAGCGCCTCCGCGCGCTTGATGTAATCAGTCATCATTTACCCTCCTGTTCCATGCCTCAACCGCTTCAATGTATGCGTTCGTGTTCCATGCTGTTTTCAGGGCAACTGATGTCCCGCACTTCCTGCACTTTACATTGAGCGTCATAATCTTCTTCCCGAAATTACACGAACCGCCTGTTTCTTCTACTTTACCGCCGCAAAACGGGCACGGTTTCAGTTCAGCCATTCTTCTTGCCCTCCTCTACACGCGATTTAAGCCATTCTTTGATTTGCATCGCGCAGGAGCAGCAAAGCTCAATATCAGGTGATTTCTCATGGAACGCGCTTCGTACGTTTACATACGTCGCAGAGCTTGTGGGGTTTATCTCCGCCCCGCAGCGGTCACATATTCGTTTCGTTGCCATCCTTCTTGCCTTCCATTTCCTGCATCTCCCGCTCGACCTCTCCAATGTCAAAAAGCCCCACTTTCAGCCCGCTTGGCGCATTCTGTCCATGCGCATACGCCGTCAAGTAGATATTCCAGTGATCCGGTCTGTAAGAAACTCCGTCCCGCGCAATATCAATGCTAGAATATCCCTTGCACGGCAGCACCACCACGCGCCCGTCCTTGTCGGCCTCGGCAAGCTCTACGAGCCTGCTGATTGGCGTATTGTTGAGCGTTTCGAGGTCTACCAAATGCTTTGCGGCCAGCGCAAGCTTAACCGTTTCCACTGCTTCCGGTTCAAGCCCCGTGTCCTCGTAGGCTTTCAGCCGTCCGTACAGATCGCGGGCCATCTTGCGGAAAATATCCTTGCCAAAGCCGTTGCTCGTTGGGCCGTTGATCATCACGTTGAGCGTGCTGTCCCGGAACTGCTTCCAGTCGATTTCCTTGCCGCCGATCACGGCGTGCAGAAATCGGTCGGTGCCCGGATCTACGTTGATATTAGGTCTTGTCAGTCGTTCCATAGTTCTTTCTCCACATACCGCCAGCTCTGCGGCGGGCGGGTGATGGGCCCGGGCGCAAGGCCGAATTTTGTCTCCCTCAGGCCGGTAAACTCCCACAGATCGCGCGTGTGATCGTAAACGCGCAAATCTGAGATGTGCCAGCCGAAGCCGGTGGCAGCTCCGAGATACTGGTGCAGCTCCGCAGGCTCTAGGCAGGTTGGCCGCGCAGCATCCGACGGGATCCTTCCCGCGCCGTTAATGTTGATGATCTCATCGCACAGAAATTCCCCGATAACCTTTTGCCGCTTATCCCATAAGCCAGTGGTCGGCGCTTTTTCCGTCTTTATGAAAACCGGCTTGCCGTGATACGTCTCTCCATAATTCTCATCGCCGTCTTTCATAATGGTGAGTAGCTTTTCCTCCGGTTTTGTGCAGTAGATATAGCACTTAAACGGCGTATCCATCTTCGGGCGCGTCTTGCGCACCTCGATGGTCTTCCGCCCTTCCATGATCTTCTGGCACCACTCCGGGCGAATGCTGATCAAAACAGCTTTCATATCGTATCCTCCATTCCATCAAAAATCATCTGGCCGGGCAGTTCATCCGGATTTAACAGCGCGGCTTCCGGATCCCGCCACTCGACGCCGATGTAGTCCAGCACACGGCCCCAGCCGTACCAATTCCCGCGATCATCCTGCATTACGTGATTCATCCACATTTCCCACTCCTTTGGATTCCGCTCCCACAGCCGGTCGAACCGGTGTGGGCGTTTTTCCATGTGCACGCCGAACCCGCACATGGAGCACCCGGTTCTCTGTGCTTTTGTCGTCCTGAGTGTTCCGTCTGCGTCGCGCACGATCTCTCCGTAGATTTCCGGCACCGGAACCTGCAAATCCAGCGCAAGCTGCAAAAGATCCTGCCGCGAAAAAATCGCGAATGGACAGCTGCGTTTCGTTCCCGGCGATATGTAGTTGCACCCGTGCATCATCAACGCTTTCTGCCTGCGCCCTCCTTCGGACGCCATCAGGCCCATATACGGGAAGCTTCCGGTTTCTTTGGCATAATCGCTGCAAGGCTTTTCTTTCAGGTAATAGCAGCACTTATCCGATACGAGAAAATCCGGCGTTTTGTAGCTAACGCCTTCATTCTCATTTTCGTATCCGCCGAAGATCTCCAGCCATTTTTGCGCCAGCTTCATCCGCGTCCCCGTGCGGAACCCGCCGTAAGCCCCTGTTTCCCCAGTGATGATCGCATGGCGTACCGTTGCGTTTTTCTCGCTTGGATTTTGCAAAAGCGAGATTTTCCCCGCAACTTCCTTGGAGATCACCGGCCATCCGTACTCCCGCAGCACTTCCACTTTGCTTTTCAGCGGTTTCAGCGGCTTCACGCCGAGTTGCTTGTGAATCAGCTGAATGCTTTTATCCTCAAGCGACGATACCGAGATGGCAGGCACATCAATACCGATGCTGCGAAGGAACAGGAGCAGCGTGATGGAATCCAGCCCGCCGACAGCTACGTAGCAGCTACCTGCAACGTCTGGGTGATCGTAGAATTCCCATGCGCGGATTTTGGCGTATTTCACCTTGAACGCATAATCCATCTGCTGTTTTACTCGAAAATCCGCAATCTTCCGTTCGGTATCCAGCCTTGCATTTCGCTCCAGCACATTCTCTTTCATTTTGCCTCCTCCCTCCCCGGCGTCAGCTTGGCTAGCATGATCTGCCCCAGATCCGCAACGTAGACCAGCCGCCCGCGGCTGTACACCATCAGCTTGTCGCCCTGGATCTCCATCCGGTCGGCCTCAATGTTCGTGATATCCTGGCAGGCGTCGCACACAAACCTCATACCAGCGCCCCCGGCCGGGTGTCCGGCGTGCTTCTCTCGATCAGCATTTCCCGTGCAACATCGCGTTCCAGCTCTGCTTTCGCCAGCGCTTTTTCGAGGCGGTGGATCTCGATGGACGCGGCCTGATTGCTTTCGGCCAAAAGGCTGTTGCGTTCCAGACATTTCGTGGCATTATGCGCCACGGCCCTTCGTTCTTTTTCCTTCTCGCAGTTCTGGCAGACATAGCGTGCTGCCAGTGATCTCGCCAGTTTTCCCAGCATTTTCATGTCTTATCCTCCTCGTTTTCCGCAAGCATCCGTTCGACCGCTGCCATCTGGAACGCCGTCAGGTCGTCTCCGTGGTTCTGCACGCCGTGCCGCATTTTCTCCGCGCCCTTCGGCGGTTTCTCGAACAGCCGGTTGACAGCAGCCTCTTCCAGCGGATTCAGCGGGTCATGGTGCCCCTGCACACCGTAGCCGGGCTTTGCAGCGCGGCTGTACTGTGCAGGCTGTGTTCCGCCCTTGTCCTGTTCTTTTGCCAGCCAGCGGACAATAAACGCATTGATCCCGCGCTTTGTTTTCCGTTTGGCCGGATTGGCATCCAACCAGCCCCTCATGTTCCGCAGCTGCTGTATCACGTCGACAGCAGGGTACAAGCCCGCCCATTCCTGGCATTGCTCCACGGAAACGGAATATTCCGTTCCATCATTCAGCGGTAGAGAGATTGCTGGCGGCGTGGATGCCGCTTGCGGCTCCGCGCTATCTTCCGCATCTCGAATAGCGAATTCGATTCTCGATTCTCGATTCTCGAATACGGGAACATCTGCAAGCATTTGCTTGCAAATGATTTCATCCGCTTGTTTCCCTTCATCAGGCGACGGGAATTTGCTTACCTTCGCACGCTGCGTCTGATACTTGCCCCATGTTGGTAGGTAAAGGAAGCGCTTGCCCTCAAACACATACAGAGCAATCAATCCAGCACTCGCCAGCCCATGAAGAGCATTTTCTACAGTTTTGAGCGTGAGGTTTTCTTTCAGCGGGAAGAGGCGGGTTTTCACTACCGCCGCTCTTCCGTCAAAGCGTCCGAAATCATCACAGTTTACAATGAGCCGATAAAACAGAACTTCTTCAAACCACGAGAGTTTGTCGACGCTATCGCTTGTGCAGATGCTTTCCCGAATAATTCTGTTCGGCATGTTTCAGCCCTCAGAACGGCAGGTCGTCGTCGCTTTCGTCAAGCTGTTTGAACTCCTCTGCGCTGGCCGGTGCAGACGTTACAAAGGGCTCTGCCTTGCTAGGCTTGAGATACCGGATACAGTCGCGCGTCACCCCGTCATTGCCCTCAAACGGCTCCATGTGCAAAATGCAGTTGCGGCCTACCAGATCGTCAAGTTCAAAATTGGTGCCCGGCTCAATGCCAAGCGCGTTTGCATATTTGCCAATCTTGTCGGCGTCGTACTCCCCGGTGTCGCGGTCAGGCCAGAAGTTCTTGAAGATGTGCTTCTTCTGGTATTCCTGCTCGACGTCCTCACGGACAACGAAATCGAACTTGATGCATTCGTTTCCGTTCTTCGTTACGCTGTAGCCGCACGATTTCAAATAGCACTCATAATCGCCAGCCTTCATCAGACCGCCGTCGTTTTTAACAGCTTTGAATCCCATCTATCTTGTCCATCCTTTCAGTGTTCATTTCCCAATGTGTAAAATAATCGTTGATATAACCGTTTGCCAAAAGCCAGTTGATAAAGCATGAAATCGTATCCTCGATAGGCTCAAAATCGCCGCGCCGGTACGTCTCCGCGTAAGTGTTCGCGCCGTCGAAGATCAGGTATGTAAATTTTGACGCGCCGGGCAGCAGATGCAGATACATCGGATGCTGCGGGCTGTGCAGATACTTGCCGTATTCGTACCGCTGCACGCGCTTGATATCGTAGATCACACCAGCCTTTACATAGTCGCATACGCCGTATAGCTGGAAGTCCAAGCTCGCCACACGAAGCCGCCCGGCGACCGGCACTTGTGGCTGACCGCCCGAGCAGATGCGGGAAAATTTTGCTACAGCCCGGTCGTATTTCTCGCTGACAGGCTCAATTGGTACGCCCGCAACCGTGCTGTTGATCGCCGCCTCAAAGTCAATGCCAGCCTGCATCGCCTGCGTTGTTTCCTTCTCTTCACGCCGAAGCGTAGAGAGGAATGAGGACAGCGCCGCGTCTGCATACGCATCATCTGCATCAAGAAAGTGCTGCCAGCTGCTCAGCAGGCTTTGTGTCAGCCAGTACATAGCAATTTTTCTCCTTATCGTATTTCAGACCGAGTTCCTTGCACTTACGCTTGAACTCCGCGCCAAGCTCGGCGGCGCTGGTAAGGGAATGATCCACCTTTGCAAGGCAATTCCGAGCATTCAGAGCTGTTTTCGGATCGCATACGAGAGCAATAAAGGCTCGTCCTTCTTTCATCGCCAAATCATAGCCTGCTTTTTCGTTGCTATAAAGCGCAGCCTGTGCATTGATATCCTCCTGCGCCTTACGGAATAGGTCTGTAAGGAACGTGGACTTCTGGCCGGGCTTGAGCTCCGGCAGCTGCATCACGCCGCGCACACCGAAGCAGCCTTTCGCAAAGTATTCGTCTGTCGGTGTAAAGCCGATCATGCGCTTATTGCCCATCATGAACATGTAGCCGCCGAAGTCTGCAGGCGTCCAGACGATATCTTTTGCGCCGCCCTCGCAGGACAAGCGTGTCTGGATGGTATCGCCCTTCTGCTGTTCCGTCGTGTGGAACACCACGATCAAATGCTTCCGGTCTTTTGCGCGGATCTGATAACACAGCCGGTCAAACTCAGATTTGATCACGCCGTACATCGCGCGGCCATCCTTTGCGGCCTTGCTGTCTTGCTTCTTCGCCCAATCCTTCATCAGCTGCACCAGCATGCCGCCGGTATCGATTACAACGGATTCAGCCGCCTTGTATTCGTCGGAGTCCATATCGCCAAGCATTTCTTCGTAGGATTCCACAACAGAGGTCACGCCGCGCTGTTCTGGCCTGACGCGGGCAATGCCGTTGTCCGTGTCGAACAGAAACGGCTTCGGTGCGGAAAGCGCCAGCGTTGTCTTGCCAAGGCCGGGCTGTCCGGAAATGATGCACATGAATTTCTTGTTGCTGAAATCTAGTTCAGCGGGTTTCTTGATTGCCATTTTATCCTTCCTCCTGTTTCATCTTTCCCACCAGCCACAGCGGCGGGAACAAATAACGATCTTCGTCCTCCGGCTCGTCCGGCTCGTACTCCGGCTCATACTCCGGCTCCGGAATGCTCAAGTACAGATTTTCACCGTCATACGCCATTCCGGCTCACCTCCTGGCGGATCAGCGCTTCGCAGAAGCTCTGCACCGTGGAATAGCCCAGCTTTTTCAGAAGCCTGTCCAGCTTCTTAGCCTGATCGTCCGTCAGCCGGAAATAATACCGGTTCGTCTTCTTCCTGCGCTCAACGCGGTTCTTCGGCGCGTCCAGCGCCTTGATGGAGGCCGCAGCCTCCGGCACGAGCTGAACGCCGTATTTCTCCGGCGCTTCACACTGCGAAAGCAGGCATTTGTTGAACTTCGGGTAGTCGGCCCGAACCGCCTCGACACAGGCCTTTGCGCCGTGCCGGACGCGGGAATCCGTTAAACTTGACATAGGTTCCTTTCTGGCTTATAATAGAAGCCGACATAATGTCCTTTCATTTTGGCCTCTGTCGCGCGGCAACGCGGCAGGGGTCATTTCTTTTTGCCCGCGCGCTCCCGGATAAGCCTGCAGGTCGCGTCCCACTGCGCAAACATGATCTCGGCGTAAATGCCGCAGGTATAGCAGTCGTCTTCCGAGCGGCATCCGCGCTTCTGGCCCAGCATCTCGCAGACCTCGCATGGCGTCATCAGCAGCGCCTTTTCCTTGATGTCCATCACAGCAGCCCGAACAGCGTTGTTCCCAGCGCGATTGCGCCGGTCACGACGGCCTCATTGACCATCTCCGCCCCGCAGGCCAGCACGGCCAGCGCAGCCGCCGCCCCACCGATCCACAGGCACAGCCGCTTGATCATCCGGGCCATTGCCCGCTGCTGCTCCAATTCCTCATTGATGCGCTGTCTGCGCTCCTCAGTCGTCTCCACGACCGCAAGTGCGTTTCTCATAACGCAAACCTCCTAATAATCAAATGCTGCGAAGAATTCCTCGCGTGTAATGCCCAGGCGCTTGCAGATCTCCTTCACGCCCTTCATCTGGTAATCCTGCGGATCCTTCATCCACTTCCGGAGCGTCGTCTTGCTGCTGACGCCCGCCGGTTTCAGCAGATCGTCCAGCTTCACGTCGCGCTCCTTGACCCGCCCGTAGATCAGCCGGGACAGGTTACGAGACGTGTTATCCCGCCCCATCTTTACCGCTGGCATCCTGCCGCCCTCATCTTATCCAGCGCATCCACACGCGCCAAATAGATCACGCCTTTCTGAATCATGCAGCGAACGTCGCCCGCCCTTCTGGCTGCCATACTCAGCGAAGAATACGCACTGCCCGTACTTACTGTGAGACCGTCAACTCTGGCGCATTCTGCGCCGCTCGCGCGGAAGCTCTCAACGAAGTCTGCATAAATGCCTTTGGTTGCGGCTTTCTTGGTTTCCTCAATGGAACACGGTTTGAAATTCATAATTTTCCTCCTTATGCCTCATAAACATGAGTTTTGTGTTGACAGGCCGGAGACGTTAGTGCTAAGATGAAAGTGCTACATAAACAAGTAAATCAGGCTTTACCGTCTATCTTTCACCCCAGCAGTGCCGCCCCTCGGCACTGTCGCTTTGTTGTACCTCCCGGGTACAGGTATATAATAACTCATATTTTATTAGTTTTCAAGTTCAAAAGTAATAAAATATTACTTTTGGTGTATTGCACAAATTACGGAGGCTCTATTTATGTTTTATGACAATTTCAAAATGCTGTGTGAGCGAAACGGCGAGAAGCCGACTCCGGTTGCGCAAAAACTAGGCTGTTCTTCTTCAAACGTTGTCCTATGGAAAAACGGCTCGACGCCGCGACCGGCCGTCTTGCAGAGAATTGCAGACTATTTTGGGGTTGACTCGCAATACCTCCTGTTTGGGGACGAAAAAAGCCCCCTCGTCCCTACGGACGAGAGAGCTTTGGACGATGAACTTGTGTCGAAACTTACTTCTTTGACGCCTGAGGAGATGCAGAAGGTTGACGCCTTTGTGCAAGGGCTGTTAGCAAATCGTTAAGCTTCTTCTTTTCCTCGTAGGTCAGCTGGGCTATGTACTTCTGCGCTTCCTCACGTGTCATGCGGCTGGCTCCTTTCCTTTGGGCTTGTTTTTATTTTAGAACATATGTTCGTTTTCTTCAATACGGAAGTTTTCACAAAATCTGTCGCTCAATTTCTACGAAAGAATTTTTTATACAATTTTTACAGACAGGAGAAGTGATACAATGAAGCAAAAACGGATTATCAGCCTATTGCTCGCAGTTGTTCTTCTGCTGGCGTTGGCCATGCCAGTATGCGCAGCAAGCCCCGGCCTATCGAATTTCAAGAAGCAGACAGAATATACCGGGTTTTCGGATGTGCCGATTTTGTCATGGTACGAAGAAAGCGTAAAAACCGTCTGTGAGTATGGCTTGATGGCTGGCACGGATGCAGGTTTATTCAAGCCAAAAGGAGAAATGACGCTTGCGGAAGGGCTTACAATTGCGTGCCGGTTGCACAACATCTACTATGGTGGAACGGGAGAATTCGAACAATCTTCCCCGTGGTTCCAAGTCTATGTAGATTATGCTGCAAAAAATGACATACTTTCTTTTACGGATGCTCCGACTGCGGGCTTCTATACCGGCATTATTTCGAAGGAAATCTTCGCTTATTTGATAACTCACGCGCTGCCGAAGGACGCTTATAAAGACATCAACCATATTGGGTTTGGCCTGATTCCTGGCGTCACAATTTACACCACATATGCTGAGGAAATCTATCAGCTGTTTAATGCTGGCATTCTTACTGGTTCTGATTCTTCCGGCACTTTCAATGAAGATGACAGAATCACCCGAGCAGAGGCTAGCGCCATTCTTTCAAGAGTTATTCTTCCGGACCTTCGCAAAACAGGGGCTGTAAAAGCACGGAATATTTCTGTCTATGCGGATCCATATTACTTCAATGACAAAGGCAATCTTTATATCGATGATGCGAATCGTTTGATTTATTTCGATGTATATGTAGGCCAGTCGGTGCAGAATTCCACGGTCACATGCAAAAGCAGCAATGAATCAATCGTTACTGTAAGCAGCGTAAACAGGCTTGATGATCATCCCGCAAACCACCGTATGGTTATAATCGCCAGCAAGGAGATTGCGGGGAGTGCAGACTTAAAAATATCTGATGCAGCAGGTAATACAGCGACCGTTACTGTAGATGTATCAGTTTCTCAAAGCTCTGCAAATAGTTCTTCCTCTCAGACTCCGCAGAAGCCGCAGGGCTCTGGAAACACCGCATCATCAAATCAAACCACCAGCACCACAACACCCCCGGCGAACTGCAACTATGTAATCAATACCAACACCGGCAAGTTCCATTACAGCTGGTGCAAGAGCGTCGCGAAGATGGCCGAGAAGAACAAGTGGTATTATACCGGCACACGCGACAGCGTCATCAACATGGGTTACGTCCCCTGCAAGAACTGTAACCCGTAAATCCGCCCCGCCGCCCGCTGGATGAAGCGGCGGGGTTTCCCTCGCAGCGAGTGGGAGCACCGCTTGAGTACGTTTCCAGCGTAGCAGATAATATTTGGAAAAGTCTACACCCCAGATTGCAAATCGCTGTTCAAAATTAAGAAAACGTGTATTCAAAATTGCAATTTTAACCCATTTTGGGAATTATGCTGTTGGAGGCGTTTGTTTTGACATCAATGGAGAAGCTTGCACCGTTTTTTGAAGCCTATTCAGAAAAAGTCAAGCGAAGAAGAAACGAAGTCGGAATGACGATCAGTGCGCTTTCGGAGAAGTCCGGCGTCCCATACTCAAATGTAAGCCGCGTCAACTCTGGTGTGCAGGCAAACCCGCTGTTGTACAACGAAGCTGCAATCGCTGATACGCTTGGGCTATCGCTTGATGCTCTCTGCGGGCTGGAGCAACCTGCCGACAGCCCAAGCGAGCTGCAGGAACGCAACCACCAGCTCGAACTCGAAAATGCCAAGCTCGTCACAACCAACGAGGCGCAGAAAGCACAGATCAGATCCACGCACACGATCTGCTATGTGCTCGTCTTCTTCTGCATCATTCTGGCGCTGTCGCTCATTGTCTATCTCATGATCGACTCCCAGATCACCGATGCCGGTATCATCCGCGGCGGCAGACTGTCCGGCGCAGCATGGGCCTTCATCGGCCTGATCGTCGCCTCCGCCGTTGCTGCCGGTATCACCATCCTCCGCATCATCCGCAAGGAGAACCAACATGAAGAAAGTCAAAGTCCCCGAAGCTGAAAAACTTCCCTCCGGCTCCTTCCGTTGCCGCGTGATGGTGAATGGGCAAAAGAAGTCTTTCACAGCCCCTACAAAACGAGAAGCGGAACAGGCTGCAATGGAGTATAAGATCGGCATTGAAGCAGAAGAACCCGCTCCGCGCAGCGAAAAGACGCTCGCGGAAATGATCGACGATTATATTTCCTTCATTACCGGCCCTTCCACGTCCCCGTCCACGCTTGTGAATTACGATTCCTATAAAAAGAACCACTTCGGGCCGTTGATGGGCCTTACCTACAATGAGCTTACAGACAACGTTTGCCAGAAGGCCATAAATGCTGAGGCAAAGCAGTATGCATCGAAGACAGTATCCAACTGCTGGGCCCTTATCACGGCTGCGCTCAATCACAAAGAGCTGCGGATCCCGAAGGTACGGCTCCCCGCAGCTTGTGCAGGACGAGAAGCCATTTCTTCAGCCAGAAGAGATCCCCGTGTTCCTAAAGGCTGCTGAGGGAGACAAACTGGAGCTTCAGATACTGCTTGCGCTGCACTCGCTTCGGCGGTCTGAGATTTTCGGTATGCGATGGGAGAACATCGACACTAAAAAGAAGCTCATCTACGTTCGCGGCGCGACCGTCAGGGGAAAGCAGGGGCTTGAAAACAAGAAGACAAATAAAAACGTAACTTCCCGGCGGGAAGTCCCCATCTTCATAGACCGGCTCTGTGAGCTTGTCGACCAGACCGACAAGTCAGAAGAATTCATCTATGTCGGCGGGGAGAATACGTTATGCAATCACATAAACAAGATCTGCCGAAGCGTAGGCCTACCGGAGGTCGGAACACACGGCCTGCGGCATTCCTTCTGCTCCCTCTGCGTACACAAAAAAGCTCCGGAAAAATTCATCATGAAAGTCGGCGGCTGGTCCGATCCGAAGACAATGAAGAAGATCTATACCCACGTGGCAAAATCTGATTATAAAGATGCAGTTGATGCCCTTCGAGCTTCATTTTTGCCATGAAATTTGCCACAACTCAAAAAGCCCTGTATTCCCAGTGCGTTTGAAGCCACAATGTTTGGTTCGAATCCCGACACTCCGACCAAAAAGGAAACCCTGCAATCTTCACAGATTGCAGGGTCTTTCTTGTATATCAATGGTTTCCCGTGTTTTTAAGAAAACATTTTTGTGTTTCCTGAAACATCATTCTGACGTTCCAGGCACACTTTTGACACGCATTTTTGCCACGGAATTTGCCACGAAATCAGGATGCTACGCAATGATAATACGCGCTGATCTTCTCCTCCGGGGTCCCGGCATCCTTGTCGTCGAGGAACGCATCGGTCATATCCGCGAAAAATTCAACGGTATTGACCCCGTGCTTCTTTGCGGTCTTGAAATAATCGCTGTAGATCATATTCATTGCCGCGTACCAGACAGCAGGATCATAGTGCAGGCCGCGCGACCGCATGACTGCTGTGGTTTGCTCCATCGGCCAATGCTGGCCGGTTGTATCGTCTGTGTTCTCCATATGGGAAGTCCACTCATGCGCGTCTGCTTCCGTAAAGCCGTATTTGCGGTCGATCTTCTTCAACATGCAAATCAGCTCTGCAATTCCTGTCGCGTCCTCTACGCTGCCCCTGCAAACTGGATGCGTCGATAACTCATGTAATTCTCCGTAAAGTTTTTCAATGTATGTTTTCATAACAGGTCACGCCTCCTGAATATACTTGTAAAGCTTGTCAACGTCGTTCTGGTCGAACTTTAATTCTCCGATGAACGGCACGGACACAGATAGCTTGTTCTCGAACTTTGGCCTTGCTGCGTTGTACAGGCGATCAAGGTCGATGTTCCCTTGCTCATCCATGATCTGCATGAGCTTCACAGCCGGATGCTCACGCAGCGCAAGGATCCTGCTGCGGCCCCCATCCATGATAAGCGCAAGCGCAATGCCAGCACCAATTCCCTTTCCGCCCGGCAAGTGCGGGATGATTTCATTGTCGGCAAACCGAACAGCCCCGCGCATAGCTTGATCTATTGTAACTATCATACAGACAACCTCCGTTGAAGATAGGGGCGGCTATTGCCGCCCCTTGCATTTAGCCCTCGCTAGCCGCCGCTGTGCCGGTCGGAGCCGTCCAGCTGTTATACCGCTGCATCGGTTCCGGGCAGATGTTGGCAATGGGGATAACCGTCTTGGTCATGCCGGAAAGAGTCGCGATCTCGTTCTGCATGCAGGACAGGTTCGCCGTGGTCTGCGCGTTGATAACGCGCTGCTGGCAAAGCTGCTCTTCGATCGAGCGCATTCTGCCGTCCGCATACTGGTACACCTCGAGAATTTTCTTGTCGGTGTAAGCGTTCGCGTCGCGCAGCTTCACTTCCGTCTCAAGCTCTGCGATTCGTGCGGACTGACTAGCCTCATAACGGCTGACATAGTGGTTGTCACTGTTACCCGCAGGCGCAGCAGCAGGATTCGCGCCGAATCCGCCGAGAATGCCGCCGAGACCGCCGTTCAGCACGCCAAGACCGGTGCCGATTGCGCCAAGCGTCACACCAAGATTTCCCTTGCCATTGCTTGCGTATTCCATGAGAAATACCTCCGAAGATGTAGTAAGCTGGCCAGCTCCTACCGTCATTCTGAGGGAAAACGTCATCACAAAAAACCAAGCGCAGGCCCATAAAAAGCACAAAAAGAGGCAAGCGCGGATCATTCCGCGCCTGCCTCTAATAAGATCGTTGTACAACGTTTGATGATGCCCTTCATGCCGTTCACGGAAAAGCCGTACCGTTCGGCCAGCTGCTCCGCCGTCGCGCCGTCGCAGATGTTCCGGCGCATGATCTCCCGGTATTGGGCATTCAGGATCCATTCGGATATCAAGTGCTCCCACTCGCTGCGCGGCTTCGTCGGAAGACCGCGCTGCATACCTTAATCCCCGAACACACCCGTGCGGTCGAGAATGACCAGCATGCGGACGTTGTCCTCTGCCAGATCCAGCAGCAGGTCTTCCCCCTCGCCGCCCTTGCCTTTGAGCAGGCCCTTCTCCACCAGTTTGTCCAGCGTCTGGCGGTACGTCTGGTTCGTAACGTCTTTCAGCTTTTCGTATCTCACTTCTTCTGCCTCCTCCAGCAGGTTTTTGAATTTTGCCCATGCGCCCTCGTCGATCATTGGCGCAGGGCATTTTTTGAGGCTCACATCGTAGTGGCGCACGACGTACCTGACGTTCGGCAGCTGTTTTTTCAGCTGCGCGTACAGCTCCGCCGCGTGCCTCTGCGTCTCGATGGGGATGTAATACCGCCCGGCGGCGTCCGTGTGACTGACCATCTCGATCGATACCGAGTTGTAGTTGTTGACGAGCTTGCCATACGGCCCCTTATTGCCGTCTCCGACGGACCATGCCACGGTATCGAGCGGCACGCACTCGTAGGCCACATTGCCCTCGTCGACGACGTAGTGGGCCGAGGCCTTGCGTCCCTCGCTGCCGCCCTCAAAATAGCGGGCGTTTCCTTTGGCCGTCGCCATCTGGCCCGTGTTTGCCGTGTAGTGCATGACGATGGCGGTGATGGCGGAGAGCTTGCGCTTTCCGCCGTGCCACTTCGCCCGGATGGATCTGTCGATCTCCATCATTCTTCCTTGACCTCCGGCAGGCCCGCAATGCTCGTCAGCAGGGACAAAATGCCCGCCAGCGCCGAGGCCGAGGCGACGACGAGCCAATTCACTTCCGAGATGACTGCCGACGTGCCGATGGTTGCTACCGCCGTCTGGGCGACGGTCTTGATCGCGCGGATGCCCGCGGCTTTCCACCATTTTGCGTTCATAGTATGTGCTCCTTTCAAATTTACGCCTTGCGGCGGTGTTAATGTTGGTCGTGTGCTTCCTTGTTCAGGTGCTTTTCCAGCTTGTCCAAAGCGTCCTTGCACGGGCCGTCACAACCCTGCTCGATCAGCCCCTGCAGCGCACCTTTCAGGCCATAGCAAAGAAGCGTCTGTTCCTCCTGGATGCTGCGGATATCCTGTTTCTGCAGCTTGATGCTCTCGACGGTCTTGTACAGCGCGACGGTCGAGCTGATAATGACGCCGAGTGCGCCGATGACCTTGCCAACAGTGATGATGGTCTCCCAGTTGATGTACATACGGTTCTCCTTTATTCGTATTGCCATGCAATGGCCCCGTTCACGGCGGGGGTCGTCTCAGCAGAATTCAGAGACATGCCGCGTGCCATCAACGTTGTATAATTGGTATCGGCGGCGTTGACCGCTGTCTGCCGGTTCAGGAAGGTCTTCATATTGGCCGGGCTGATATAGTCGGTATTTGCTACCGCCTGTGCCACCTTCCCGCCGCTGCCTTTGAGCAGGCCGGTGATGTTGCTCGCCGTGGTGGTCGAGACAGCGTTCGGGCCGGTCGGGCCCTGTGGGCCAGTGGGGCCCTGCGGGCCGGTGGGGCCGGGCTCTCCCTGTGGCCCCTGCTCACCCTGCGGGCCAGTCTGCCCCTGCGGGCCGGTATCACCCTTGTTGCCCTTTGCTCCGGGGCTGCCCTGCGGGCCTTTGATATTGACGCTCGCCGGGTTTTCCTTGCCGTCTGCGTTAGACCAGCTGAGCGTGCCGTCCTCGGAGACGGACGGCGTGAAGGTCGTTCCGTTCGTGCCCGGCGTGCCGGGGGAACCAGCCGCACCGGCAGGGCCGGGCACGGCTTTCACCGAGAACAAGAACGACTGCCCGTCCGACATCGAGACCTGATATGTCGTCGTGTCGTCGACGGTCCCAACAAGCGTGATTCCCGTGACGCTGGAACCGGGTTTGCCCTGCGGCCCCTGGATGCCCTGCTTTCCCTGCTCGCCCTGCGGGCCGGTCTCGCCTTGCGGGCCGGTTGCGCCCTTCTCGCCCTGTGGGCCTTGCGGGCCGGTTTCGCCGGTGGCCCCTTTCTCACCCTGTGGGCCAGTTTCCCCCTGCGGCCCCTGCGGCCCGGTGTCCCCTTTATCTCCTTTGTCGCCCTTGTCACCTTTGATGGCGTCGCGGACAACAAGCGTCGCCGTGTCCGGCTCCACGGCCATATTCAGCCGCTGTTCAAATACTGCGTCAGACATGCGCCCACCTCCTACAGCAGTTCTTCCACGTCAACAACGGCGATCTCCGTTGCCCGGGAATTGCCCGCCTCATCGGTGAACGTCAGCTGGCAGCGGGCCGGTCGGACAGTCAGGCTGTCCGCGTCGGCTTTCGGGACCTCGACCGTGAACCGGGAAGCGCTGGCGACCGTCGGCGTGTAGGTCTTTGAAAAGCTGTCACCCTGCACAATTTTGAAGCTCAGATTTGTGCATTGTGTCAGGTCTACGCCTCGCATCGTGATATACAGGACGTTTTTGATCTTCTGTACCATAAATACCCCCCCTTATCTGAGCCTGTTCCAGATCTTCTGCTTGGTCTTGTCGGAATAGTCGCTCATGCTGATAGCGATACCGAACTTCTGCTCCTGCGTCAGGTCTGTGGTGTTCAGATAGTCGCAGAACCATGTCCACGTGTTTTTGTAGCCAGCAGCCTTGCGTTCTTCTTCGCTTGGCCGGTCTTCATACTCGACAATCGCGTCAATGTAATCCGCCATCTTCGCGCCTGTGTCCCGAACGTTTTTCGACCAGCCTGCCTGATACGAAGTTGTAAGCTCGCTCTTGGCGTCGGCTGTTTTGATGTTGCCCTTGCGAAGCTGGTCTGCCAGATAGCTGTAGGTCTTGACACTGTCAGAGTAGAAGCCCATGCGGACAGCAGATTTCTGATCGTCCGTCCAGCTCTGTTTGTCGAGCCATGCGTCGAACTGGTCCTGTGCGCTGCTTGTGACCTTGCCGTCCTCGTCCTTGACATCCTTCATCCCGGCATGAGCGTTTGCCGCCTGCAGCGCCATTTCCGGCGTTACCTTCGCGCTCCGGCCGAAGCGATCGTATGCCATGACCTCCTTGTCGCTCAGAACAGCCAGCGCCATTGCATCGTTGAGCTCGCCATGCCGGTATGCTTTCAGATACTCGTCGGCTTTCGTCCCGCTCTTGTTCGTGTCGGTATAGCGGGATTCGATAGCCCTGTCCATAAAGTACCGCGCCAGCTCCTTGCTGTCCTTGTCCGCAAGCTCCTTCTGCGTCTCGTTCAGCTCGCCGCCATACTTGGCAGCCTCGACCGCCGAGAAGTAGGTGTTCGCCTTTTCCTTCGCAGAGGTGAAAAGCTCGTCAGACAAGCCGACATAGTCAGCGCCGCCGAACTGCCGGTCGACGTCAGAAAGCTGTTTCTGCGTCTCCGGAGACAAATAGTGCTGCGCTTTGACGGCGGCGGAGATCAGCGCGTTGTTGCGCTCCGCGCCGGACTTCTCCAAGATCTTCTGTGCAGAGGATTTCACTTCATACCCGATGCCGAGGCTGTCCCGCGCCTGCTCTGTAGCGGTGTCTTTCGCCTGCTGCAGGATCTCGGCTTTCATGCTGTCCGGCATGGCCTTGTAGTTCTTGTCGTTCATGAGCGAGGTCACGGCGGCGGAATACGCGTCGCCGTAGGCTTTCTGATACATGCTGCGCTGCTCGAACGTCAGACTGATAGCTTCCCCGTCGACCTTCAAAGAGCGCGGGGCAGTGCGGTCAGGATACAGAGAGGTGTTCGTCGCCTCGCTGATTTTCTCGATCTCGGAGGATACCGCGTCCGGCTTGTACGTTGTGACGTTGCCGGGATTGATATTCCGGTTCATGAAGTTGCGGATGCCGCCCTCGTTCTTGACCGGATTTCCCCAGACGTCCGTCTTCGCCGGAAGCGTCTCCCGCAGGCCGGGAATGGACGCTTTCGCGTTGTCGACCGCCTGCTGCCAGACGTTATCCGAGGAATAGGCGTTGCGCTCCGTGTCGTCGAGACCCTGCGCAATGCCGCGCAGCGAATTCGGAATGACGCTGGAAAGCTGGTTCGCCGCGTACTTCTGCGCCGCGTCCATCATCTTCCCACCCGGCGTGCTGGCTCCGCTGTACTCATAGTTCGTCGCCACGTCCTGGAACGTGGACATAACGGGCGTGTCCAAAACAGACTGCAGCGCGCCGGAAAGCGAGTTGCCGAGCACACGTCCGGCCGTCACGCCAGCCTCACTGCGGATATCGTCTGCAATGAGCGCGCCGGTCGTGAGCTGCGCGTTGAGCGGGTCGAGGAAGCCAATGGAAAGCAGCTGGTCGCCCGCCTGCCATTGCGCGCTTTCCCCGCGCAGATCCCGCAGAGCCGCGCTGATATTGAGCTGTGTGCCGTCAAGGCCGTGCGTCTTGCCGAGCGCGTCCTTGTTCTTGTCGTCATCGTCGCCGGTGACTTTCAACCAGCCGCGCAGCGCGCCTGCCGCCGCAATGGCGATCATGCCGGAGCCGGTCAGCGCGCGGCCTACGCCCTGCACGGCTTTTGCCTGCTGCGCCGCTGTAAACTCGCCCTTCCGGGCAGAGTCGATCATGTTGATAAAATCCGCAGCTGCCACGCCGAGGCCCGCCGGGGAATACTCGATCGCCCGCGCGCCGAGGTTCGACGGGACCTGCGCAAACGGGAGCATGATGTCGCCCGCGCCAATGTCTCCGATATGCGCCTTGTTGAGCGCGTTCCGGACGCCGATTGCGGCGTCGGACAGAACCGTCTTGTCCTGGAACGTGCGGTAAAGCGCTTCCTGCTCGCCCGCGTTGCGGAGCGAGTCGTCGGTGATCTTGCCCTTCTCGTAGAGCCGGTCAATTCCCTTCTGGACGCTGGCCTCGATACCGCCCTTCTGGAATTCGTCGGTCGCGTTCAGGGTGTAGCCCTCATACGCTTCCCATACGGACATGAGCTTGGAGAAGACGCCGCCGGACATCTTGAAGGTCCGGTTGGACGTATTTTCGTACTTTCCGGCCGTGCCAGAAGCGTCGACGTCGAGGCCGACTTCCATACACGCCCGTGCGAGGCCGTCCATAGACCCCTTGCGCTTCGCCGCCGAGAACCACGACGCATCGCCCGCGACACTGCGCGTGCCGGTGATCGTGGATACCAGCATGTCGAGCGGGACAGAGACGTTCCGCGCAATGCTGTCGATGGGGTCGAAGACGTTGTTCGAAACAAGGTTCCGCATGACTGTCGACACTTTGGACAGCATACCCATGCGCCGGACCGTCTTGACCTTCTCTCCAGCGGATACCGCCCGCGTATCAGCGGCGATATTGTAGATGCTGTCTGCCGCGAACGTCCGGAGGAAGTCGAGATTTTCCCCGCCGCCTGACTGCGCTTCCGCCCGGGCGTAGTTCGCAATTCGGTTCATGGCCCAGTTGACCATGGGCGGGGTCTTGTTGCCGATGAGCGTACCAGTCTGGCGGGCCGTGCTGGCGCTCTTGATGATGTCGACCAGATCGTTGACGTTGACCTTCGCGTTCTCCTGCCCGGTGCCGACCGCTGCGTCGTACTGCTGTGCAAGCGCGCTGACGCGGTTCATGATCTCGGCCTTGTTGGTCTTCTTCGCCGCGCGTTCCAGCGCCGCCGAAGCGTCCGCGACAATACCGCCGCCCGTCTGCCGGGAGTATTTGGCATACGCCTGCAGCGCCTGACCGGCTGCCGTGCCGTGCGCGGAGACCTCTTTGCGCCAGTTGGAATATTCCGTCCAGTCGCCGGTCTGCTCTGCCGCTCTGCGGTAGTTGTCGAGGATCGTCATGCCCATGTCGACCTCTTCACCGCTCCAGTTGTGCTTCCCGCGCAGCTCCGCCATCTCCCCGGCGTAGTCCTGCGCCAGCCGCAGCCGGGCATTGTCAAGGCTCTTTGCCTCGGAGATCGTGTCATACATGATGGGCGTTCGCTGCGCCTCCGGCACGTCCCAGTCGGTTTCCATGCTATTGATGGTATTGCTCTGCGTCTGCGCCTGTTTCGGCACAGACTCGAACTGGCTGCGCATCGCGCCCATATCATTTGCCGAAACATTCTGGTTGACAGAATTCCCCGGTTGTGCTACATTGGCATTGGGAGCCATATTCGCAGAATCGGTATTGGCCGTAAACCAGGAGGCGTTTGCATCCGGGAGCTGCGTTGCGGCTCCTGTATTATTTCTGCTTGCTCTTCCAAACGGCGTTTTCCCCGGTTCCAGCATATACGCAGAAACGACATATACGCTCTGTGCCTTTGTAACGGGCGTCGCTTCGACCACATAATAGGTTCCGTTTACCTTCTTCGAGAAGACCACGACAGGTGAACGCCGATTCTTCCCATTCGCTTTTGGCTCCCAATATGCGTCAGTTGTTCCACCATATGCAGCGTTGTCATAATTATCCAACACGTACTGCATTCTTGCGACATCTGTATCGTTTGCCATGCTCTGGTCGGACTTGCCATTGGCACCGTGGTCATTGTTGATGTGCCACGCCTGCCTTGCGTCCAGAGTCGTTTTAAATCCGTCAACATCCTGCCCGGTCAAGTTTCGGATATCGTCTGCGGCACGCTCTGAGACCTTATTTAAGGTGTATTTCCCGGCTCTTTGGTCATTCTTGGCATACTGATAGAATTGTGCAAGATTCTCATCAACAGAATCCTTGTACGCCTCAATAACCGCCTGCTCCTGCGGCGTATGCACAGCAGGATTATCATTAACAGCCGTATTTTCCGTCTCCGTGTATGCGGGGACGTTTTTGTTTGTCTCGCTGCCTGTTATAACGCCCTCTGCGCCGCGTTCCGCTGTGCCCTGCGTCGTTTGCTGGGTGGTCTGGTTCGCGGCCTGTACCGGGCCTGTAAGCGTCTCAGCACGGTTCGCTGCCTGCATGGCTGCGTCGAGCAGTTCATCTTGTGTCAGCTGCCTGTTTACTTGCTGGCCCTGACTTCCACCAAGATGCTCATTGATGTCGTAGTTCGTAAACTGCCCCGGCGTGGTCAGGTTGCCCATAACGCCGGAAATCGCGCCAACGAGGAAATCATAAAGAGAGTTGACCGCTACGTCCTTCGCGGAATCCGGGTCCTTGCCGTAAATTCGCGGCAGCTGCCATTCAGTCGCCGATCAGTTCTTCCAGACCTTCGCCCGCAGCGCTGGTCATAAACTGCGCCGCGCCGCCGAGCAGACGTTTGCCTACGTCGGTGCTTGCCAGCTTATCGACTGCCCCGGCAACAGCCTTTTCGACATAATCGTCGAACGAACCCTTGCCATATGCCTTGCTTTGCAGACCGGCGATATTGAACATCTTCTCTGTGAAGACTTCCTTCGCCGCCATCGTGCCGCCGTAGGCCAGCTGCTGGCCGAGCGTCGCACCGTCATTCCGCGCCTGCTGCGTGCCGCCGCCGAACGCACGGAACGCAAACGGCAGCATACTGCCGGACGTTCCCAACAGCGCATTCGTTGCCATGTCCGCGCCGCTCTGTGCTGCGGACGCCAGCGCGTCAAGCGCCATACTGCCAAGCTTACTGGCCCCACGCTTTGACTGCGCTACACGGCTGGCACCGGCGTTTGACACATCGGCGGCAAAGTCGCGCGCCAGTTCTCCGGACTGCTCCTGCGCGTCCTGCGTCAGCGCGAACGCGTTGACTCTGGCCTGTGCTTCGGCGACGATCCGGCGCTGATTCTTGATCTCCGCCTGCGTATAAGTGCCAGGGTTATCCTGGTTTTCCAGCAGCATAGAGTTCAGTGTGCGCAGTTCCGAATCGAGCTGGTTCTGGAACCACGCGCGGCTTTCGTCATAGGTCGTGTTCCGCCCGCCCTGCCCGGCCTGATACATAGTTCCGGCGGCGTCCATCGACGTGCCGCCACTCTGGATCAGACCGCCGAGCACTGCGTTCCCGATTCGTTCAAGAACGTTCTGCCGCTCTGTGCTGCCGCTGCTGTGCGAGAAACCGCCGTCGTTCTCCGGAAGGTACGGTTTCCCGGAAAGCGTTCGCGGCGTCTTGGCAATCGCTTGCTGCATGAGGCTGTCCGTCTGAGACGGGATGCTGAACCGTCCGGAGTCCTGTACCGTCGGCAGGCTCCGCCATGCGTCCTTCTGCAGCTCCTTGACAGCTCCGGCGATCTGCTGCTGTTCTGCACCGCGCATCCGGCCGGTGGTCACATTGTCGATGCCGGAAAAGCGCTCCGAGTCCCGCACGGTTGGGAGACTCTTCCATGCGTCCTTCCGCTCCGCCGCCTGCTGCGTCGCCAGCTCCATCAGCGTCTGCCGCTGGCTGAACTGCTCCTTCCGCGCGCCGGAGGTCGAAAGCTGCTGCGGGGCTTGGATCTGCGTGTTTGCCGCATCGTACCGGGCTTTGGCCTCGTTGTACTTTGCCTGCAGGGCGGACGTGTCCTTGCCGCGGATCTTCGCGACGGAGATCTGCCGGGCGAGGTCGCCCATTTCCTTCTGTGCCGTCGCGGCCTGCTTGCGCAGGGACGCGCGGTCGGTGCCGGTGGCAGTGGCCGTCGGCGTCTTCTGCGTGCCTGT